CTAAAAACCGGGATTTTTCCTCAAAAAAAATTAAAAAAAACATACCTACTTCCTGTATATCCCGCAGGATTTGCAAAAATTGGGGATAATTGCAAAGAATATGGTTATTATACGTATATCAGTTCAAGGAGAAACGTTATGGCTGCAAGCGTCTGGAAAGATGAGTTTGTTATAAGAATTTATGAGCTTGCTCGGTCAGGGATGACAGAGCGGGTGATGGCAAAAGTCTTAGGTATATCAATTGATACTTTTAGGGTTTGGGAGAGAAAGAAAAAGTATTTCAAGTTAGCACTGGAGGCAGGTCGGAAACAAAACAGCCCAAAGAGTAAAGAAGTCTTTTCATTTCAGGATTATGTTTATAAGAGATTATCAAAAGAGTATCGGAAGTTATGGGAGGAAATTAATGCCTTTGGAACGTCATCATCTGGTGTTGAAAAGATGGAGGCATTACTAACAATAAAGGGGAAAAGAGCACGTAAACATTTATTCTTTTATGCATGGACAAGCCATAACTTTTCTGTATCCTATGCCCTGCGAAAAGTTAATATAAGTCGTTCTACTTTTGATTTGTGGAGAAACACAGATCCTGGCTTTGCTGATATGGTTAATGAGATTGATTGGCATAAGGAGAATTTCTTTGAGGACCATCTTATTCAACTTATAGCGGGAGGAGATACATCAGCAATACTTCATGTAGCAAAGACGAAACTCAGGAAACGTGGTTATGGTGAGAAGACTGAGATTGATTTGAATATGGGGGGAAGTCTTCATACATCTCTTGGTGTAGATAACTTGGATATCCCTTTAGCTACCAAAAAAGTATTATTAGCAGCTGTACGTAAAAAGAAGAAGAATGAAAAGGAAAAAGCAAAAAATAACAAGACGTAAGTTTATAAAGAAAGCAGTTATAACTATTCCTACCACATCCGCGTTAGCAGATATGCGGTTTGAGGAATATAATTTGGTAGCATCAATCACCCGGGAATCTTTTTATGAGTTTGTGAAGGAGTTTTGGGATACGATAGTACCAGAGAATTTTATTGATAACTGGCATATTAAATATTTGTGTGATGAGTTTCAGGAGGTAGCAGAAAGAGTATTTAAGGGGGAATCAAAAGAATATGATCTTGTAGTTAATGTGAGTCCGGGGGAAACCAAATCAACCATCTTTTCCGTAATGTCTCTTCCTTGGATATGGACAAAAATGCCATCAGCAAGATTTATTGGTGGTAGTTATGCTTATGATTTGTCATTAGACTTATCAAGAAGAAGTAGAGCAGTTATTAAATCGGAAAAGTATCACAGAGCATTTCCAAATATTGAACTAAGTAAGGATCAGGATGCCAAAGGATACTATGCAAATACTCAAGGGGGTAGTAGACAAGCATGTAGTGTGGGAAGTAATATCACAGGGTTTCATGGTCACTTTTTTGTAGTTGATGATCCATTGGATCCTGAGGCGGCATTATCGGAAAAAGAACTCGAAACCGCTAATATATGGATGGTTGAGACGGTTCCACAAAGGAGAGTATCGCAGGATTTGACTCCTACTATTCTTATTATGCAACGGTTACATGAGAATGATTGTACTAACAACATGATAGAGGGTGCGAGAAGTGCAAGGCGGTTGGCAATACAAAGAGGGGACAAGGATATAGGATTAAAGATTAAGCATATATGTATTCCTGCAGAAGTAACGGACAGGGTAAAACCCAAATTACTAAAGAGATTTTATAAGAATGGTCTAATGGATCCTGCCCGACTTCCCAGGAGTGTTCTAAATGAAAAGCAATCTAAAGGGGAGTATATGTATGCAGGGCAGTATCTGCAAACTCCTGCTCCTCGTGGTGGTGGGATGTTTAAGACTGATAAAATAAAGATAGTAGACCCTGAGGATGTTCCAAAGGTGAGAAAATGGTTGAAGCGAGTTAGATTTTGGGACAAGGCCGGGACATTAGGTGGAAAGGGGGCATTCTCTGTAGGCATCTTGATGGGAAAGGACAGGGAAGGTCATTTTTGGATACTTGATGATATACGATTCAGATTGGACTCTTCAGCAAGGGAAAAGAAGATTAAGCGTACAGCAGAAGAGAATGGTAAAGAGATTATTGTGAAAGTAGAACAGGAGCCAGGAAGTGGTGGAAAAGAATCAGCAGAAAACACCGTTAGAATGTTGGCCGGTTGGATTGTCAGGATTGATAAACCAAGTGGTAGTAACTCATCGAAAGAGTTAAGAGCAGATCCATTTTCAGTTCAAGTAAATAGTGGTAATGTGAGTATGGTGAGAGCCGATTGGAATCGAGAGTATATAAATGAATTAAAACACTTTCCTGCTTCAACCTTCAAAGATCAAGTAGATGCTTCAAGTGGTGCTTTTAATGAGCTAAACAAAAAAAGATCAATAGTAGGACCAGTATTTGGGAGATATAGGTGATAGTAAAGAAAAGTCATAATAAGAGTATAGTTATGAATAAAAAATTAAAGACAGAGGAACTTGTGTCTAAAAAGAAAACTAAAAGAAAAAAGAAAACCGGTTGATAAAATGATACCGGTAATCAAATTGGAGTATTGGGATGGAAGTAAGTATTTGATTAGGACGGATGTGCGTAACTGGGATAGTATTTTAAGGGGTATACGAGCAAAGAAGAGAGCAGAGTTTTTGACTATTAAGTTGAGAGATCAGATTAAAGTTGCCCAATCAGGAGGGATGGTAAATAAGGTATATATATCAATGAAGAAAAGTGATTACTTGAGAGTTAAGAAAGGACAGTAAGAATGGCTAAGGAAACCAAGAAATCCAAGGGGAAGCATATACTTACTAATGATGAGAAGAGAAGAGCATATAATGTAGCATGGAATAGGGTGAGTAATCAGACAAATAATACCACAACTACGATTAGGAGTAGGGCATTATCTACTCTCCTGAATCCAGGATTAGACATTGACTATGAGTGTCGTTACCCTACTGATGTTACTCTTGATGACTTTAAGAGAATGTTTGATAGAGAGGGTTTGGCACAGAGAGTAGTTAATATCTATCCTGAGGAGTGTTGGGCTATGACTCCTGAGATTGTTGAGAATGAGGAGGCAGAGGGTACTGAGTTTGAGAAGGAGTGGAAAGCATTAGAAAAGGAAAGGCATGTTCTTCAATATCTCCAACGTATTGATATATTGAGTGGGATAGGTGATTTTGGTATATTATTGTTAGGGTTGAATGATGGTGGGGAGTTGAAGGACCCTGTTCCTGGTATCAATGAGGATACAGGGGAGAAAGTTGGTAAATCTGACTATAAACTGTTATTCTTAAAACCACTTGACGAGACAGTAGTTAAGATTAAAACAAAGGAAAATAAGGTCAGCAGTCCCCGGTTTGGTTTGCCTGTTACATATGAAGTGATATTTGAGGATGTTACCACTTCTGGGAATATACAGACAAAGATAGTCCATTGGACGAGGATATTGCATATAGCGGATGGTAGGCAGACGAGTGATATAGTAGGTACTCCAAGGATGAAAGCTGTTTATAATCGCCTTCTTGATGTAAGGAAAGTGGTTAGTGGTTCGGCTGAAATGTTTTGGAGGGGTGGTTACCCTGGTACCTTCTTCAAAATTGATGATGAAGTGGCAGGTGCTTGGGATGCTGATGCAGAGAAGACATTTGAGGAGCAAGTGAAGTCATATGCTGAGGGGATGCAGCGGTATTTAGCGATGTCAGGAGTAGAAGCTGAACCAATGCAGCCACAAATTGCTGATCCAAAGAGTCATTTGGATGTACAGGTTGACTTTATAGCTATGTCTATTGCGGTTCCCAAACGTATTTTTACAGGGTCGGAGAGAGGGGAGTTAGCATCGAGTCAGGATGCTGAAACATGGAACAAAAGAGTGGATAAGAGAAGAAAGCAGTATATAACTCCAATGATTATTCGGTTGTTTGTTGACAGGATGATAGTTTATGGTGTATTGCCTGAAGTAGAGGAGTATGAAGTTAAATGGCCTGATTTGGATGCTCCGAGTGATAAGGATCAGGCAGAAGTTTCAAAGGTTATAACAGAGTCATTTGCTAAGTATGTGCAGGGGGATGTTGATCAGTTGATTGCCCCTGCTGAATTCTTGAAGATTATTTTTGGAATGACTGATGATGAGATACAGACAATAGCAGAGGGGGTGGTTGAGAGAGTAGGGGATACATTGGGACAGGATGATACTACGGATGTTGTTGTTGATTAAAGTACTGGTGTTATTATCAGAACTTCTTTTGGGGAATAGTTTTTTGGAAAGGGCATAGTAATGTATGGTAAAGAGTTAGTATTGGATTTGTATGGATGCAACCCCAAGAAATTCAACCGGTTGGATTTGGATAAGTTCTTTAAGCAGTTATGTGAGCTTATTGGTATGCAAAAGTGTGAGCGGTACTTCTGGGATGATTTAGGGGTACCAAAAGAGCAAAGACAGATTTCTCCTCATACTAAAGGAACTTCGGCGGTTCAGTTTATTCTTACCAGTAATATCACCATTCATACATTGGACATGGTAGGAGAAGTTTTTATCAATTTATTTAGTTGCAAAGATTTTGATATTATGGTTACAGTGAATTTTTGTATTGAGTTCTTTGAAGCGATGGATTGGGATGAGAAGACTATTATCAGGGGAAGGAGAACAGTAACATGAATGTAGTGATGATAATTCCGACAGGTATTGGATGTGAGATTGGTGGTCATGCCGGTGATGCTACTCCAGGTGCTCGTTTACTTGGTTCTGTTTGTGATAAGTTAATTCTCCATCCTAATGTAGTTAATGCTTCTGATATAAATGAGATGCCTACTAATGCTTTATACGTAGAAGGGAGTATGCTGGACAGGTTTTTGCAAGGTCATATAGAATTAAGAGAAGTAAAGAGTAATAGAATTTTGGTTGCTGTCAATTCTCCTGTTCGCTCTGAAACTATTAATGCTGTGTCTGCTTCCAGGGCAACATTAGGTATAGATGTAAGAATAGTTGAATTAAAAAAGCCACTGGAAATGCATGGATGGATATATCCAGGTGGACAGGCTGCAGGGAAAGTCATGGGTACTATAAATTTATTAGAACAGTTGAGTGATTATGACTATGATGCTTTGGCAATCGCTTCTTTAGTTCAAGTTGATAGGGCAGTTGCCAGAAAGTATTGGGAAGAAGGTGGTGTGAATCCATGGGGTGGAGTTGAGGCTATAGTATCGAAAATGATAGCAAATCAAATAAACAAGCCTGTTGCGCATGCTCCTATAGAGTCAGAGGAAGCTAAGGAAGATTTTATGCATGGGAATTATGACTTTGTATGTGATCCACGAATTGCTCCTGAGATTATATCGCAATGTTTTCTTCACTGTGTCTTGAAAGGATTGCATAAAGCACCCAGGGTAGGGAAAGGGTTGAATGTTGAAGACGTGGATGTGATGGTTAGTCCTGAGTGTTGGGGACCACCTCATGATGCTTGTTGGGAGAATAATATACCTATTGTTATTGTGAAAGAAAATAAAACGATTTATAGTAATCCTTTTGAGATACCTTCAAGTAGAGGCGGTTTTGTCGTTGAAAATTACTATGAGGCGGCGGGAATAATAGGGCGGTCGCGGGCAGTTCCGGTCATTACAGGTTAGTGGTGGCGG